GTTAGCGGTAACGGGTCCATAGTTTTGCAAATTCACATTGACAGCGTCACGGACCCGCGCTAGCGTTATCTCGTTACGAAGTTTTGAAGTCCAACAGAAGGAAGTACACAACATGTCTACTCAACGCATCTACACCTACACGCAGGTTTTCGGTGTACCTGTCACCGGCCTGAAGAACCTTTGGGAGCCGGCAACGGAATTCCAAGGCAAGAAACAGGACAAGCCCACCTACATGACTTCTGTCATCGTGCGCAAGACGCGCGCACAGTGGTTCGAAGAACCCGCCTTCGCTGGCATGGCGGCTGCCTGCCAAGAGCTGTACACCAAGGCCATGTCGCACATTCCGTTCGGTTCGGTGCAGTGGCCGGTCAAGGACGGCGACATTCCCGAGCCCGGCAAAAAGCCGGTGGACTGGATGAAAGGCTGTTGGTTCCTGCCCGGTTCGTCCACGTCGGCAATCAACATTGAAATGGTGATGCCGGACGGGTCAACATCAAAGGTGTTCCAAAGCGCACAGCACGCGCTTGCCGCTGGTGCGCCTGCGACTTCGCCGAACAAGTCCATGGTCAAGCCGGGCGATATCGTGACCGTGGCCGGCGCGCTCGCCGTCAAGACCAACAACCCGTTGGCCGTGAAGTTCTACGCGAACAACGTCCTGTTCATGGGGCCGGGCGAGGAAATCGCAATCGGCAACGGTGTCAGCGGAACGCAGTTGATGGAACAGGCCCGCGCCATGGGTCTCAACATCACGGGTTTCCAAGCCGGCGGCGGTGGCTTCGGTGGCGGTCAAATCGGCGCTGGCGGGTTCACTCCGCCGGCACAGGCTGGCGCCCCCGCGGGCTTTGCGCCGCCGGCTAGCGGTGGTTTCACCCCGCCCGCCACGATGGCGCCGGCCCCGGTCATGCCGGCACAGGGTGGGTTCGCGCCGCCCGCTGGCGCTGGCTTTGGACAGGCACCGCAGCAACAGCCCGGCGGCTTCCAGCCCCCCGCCGGGTTCGGTGCGCCCCGCTAAGCGGTAGGTAGCGGGACCGTGCCAAGCCGGCGGGGCGGGTGTGCGCTCCGCCGGCAGCCTTTCTAGGGAACCGACATGCTGCAACGAACGCCGAACGACTTGTGGGTGGACTTGGAAACGCGCTCGCGCGTGGACCTGAAAAAGTCGGGCGCCCGCCGCTATGGAGCCGACCCGAGTACATCAATCACGTGGGCGGTTTGGTTCTTCCGTGGTACCATGAAAACAGCCTGTCCGGTGCACCCGCACCTTGGGACGCATACGCTGTTCGATATGTACATGGACATCGCCGCCGCGGTGGAAACCGGCGGACGTATCATTGCGCACCACGCGAACTTCGACGTGACGGTTATTCAGGGGCAGAACCGAAACTTTTGGGTGCCGCTGCAACAAATTTCCTGCACGATGGCGCGGGCGCAAGCGCTTTCGCTGCCGGGCGGTCTTGAGGAACTGTGCATGGCGTTGCAAGTCGCCGGCAAAGACCCGCGGGGCCGCGCGCTTGTCATGATGACGTGCAAGCCGCAACGCGACGGCACGTTTAACGAAGACGTCCAAGTGTACCGCGAGCTAGGCGAATACGCTGTGCAGGACGTGCGGTGCCTTCTCAACGTGGACACGCTGTTGCCCGAGCTGTCCGACCACGAACGTCCAATTTTCGAACGCACGTGGCGCAAGAACGAAACCGGCTTGCCCGTGGACGTCCAGCTAGCCGAAGCGATTGCGCTGCGCCGGCAGCAAATCGAGCACGAAGCGCAAATGGAAATCCGCGAGATAACCGGCGGCGTGGTGACCGCTCTAACGCAGCGGCAGCGTATCGTGCAATGGGCCAATGGTTGGCTGCCGAGCACCAAAAAGCACGAAGTGGCCGAAGCGCTGGAAAACCCCGAACTGCCGTGGCAGGTCCGCGCGCTGTGCGAGCTGTTGCAAGAAAGCGGCGGTAGCGCCCCGACGAAAGCGCAATCCCTGCTTGACAGGCACGTGGGCGGGTTCTTTAAGGACGGCACGCGCTATTTTGGCACGCGGTCCGGCCGTGGCACGTCGGAAGGCTTCAACGCCTTCAACATTGCGAGACCGTCCGGCAAATACGAACCCGAAAAAGTGATAGCGGGTCTTAAGGCGGGGTTCAGCTATGACAATACTGCACTTACAGACGCCCTGCGGGGATGCATTGTCGCGCCGCGAGGTTACAAGCTCATTGACAATGATCTCGCAAATGCGGAACTTCGACTTGCTTTGTGGCAAGCAGGGGACACTGAGCGCCTTCGCATTCTTGCAAGCGGGGGCGATTTGTACATGTACAATGCTATCCCCATCTTCGGACTACCTACCGACGCCACCAAGGCCAGCCACCCCAAGGAACGACAATCGGGAAAGAACATCACGCTAGGCGGCAACTATCAATTGGGCTGGAAAACCTATATGGCGTACATGCGCAAGAACGGGACGCCCATTCCCGAGCACCGCGCCAAAGATGACATTTTCGGGTACCGCCGCAGCAATCCGTTGTTGACCAACCTTTGGGACGTGCTCAAAACGGCGTTCTGGAACTGCATTTATGAACCACCGGGCCGCTACTTCCCCGCCGGCAAGGTGTCTTTCATCAAGGACGGCACCACGATTTGGTGCGTGCTCCCGAGCGGTCGCGCCATCCCACACTATAGCGCTTTCGTCGGTGACGACGGCAACATGGGATTTTTCCGCGCCAAGTTCGGCGCCATGCTGCCGCAAAAGGTGTTCGGCGGTTCGCTGTTGGAAATCACATGTCAGTCCATGACGCGTGATATCATCACCGCGGCCGAAGCCGACATTGAGAACGAATTGCCCGACGTCGTGCTTGGGCTGGACATTTACGATAGCATCATTGCGTTTGCCCCCGAGGAAGTCGCGGACCAACGCGCGAAGGATATCGAAGCCATCATGAAACGCCCCCGCGGCTGGACCGAAGGGCTGCCGATTGACGCCGAAGGCTACGTGCACACAAGGATGAAAAAATGAACATACCCGGAATTGACGTCACGTTCTACAAGGGTACCGCGCAAGTCGATAGCATGGACAAGGCGGACCGTGCGTATGTGTGGGCGCCCGGGGCCTGCTACACGTTCCCGGTTTCGCACCCGGTCGTACGCGCGTGGTTCGTGCGCTACATGAAAACGTTGCAGCACGCATACGACGCCGGCTTGCGAATGCGGTGGGCCGCAAATCCTGTTGACAACTAGGCGATTGCAGGTTACGCAATCGCATGCGAAGTGCTTACAATTTTCAGGATTTAACGGGGGTCAAGCTGGGGCTTGTGACCGTTATCGAGCGGGCGCCGCCATCCGTCCACGGGGCTGTGCTTTGGAAAGTGCGTTGCGAGTGCGGTGTTTTCCGGTGGTTCCGTGCGAACAACCTGCGAAAGCACCCACCGAAGACGCATAAATTTTGTCACCGTGGATGGACAGAGGAACTAGACCAACATGGACACGTCGTCGTCACCCGCGCTGCAATCGCCCACGACTTCCGAAAGCTCGAAATCGAGCGCGCCCGCCACAAAGCCGGCAAAGAAAAAGCCCGCCGCGAAAAAGCCCGCCAAGAAAGGCAAGAGTTCGGCCGCCGGCAGCTCGCCGAAGCGCTCGCCGAAGAAGCCCGCGAAGAAGCCGGCAAAGTCCGCCAAGCCCGCCAAGGCTGGCGCGAAGCATCCGGGCGGACGTCCGATGCTGTTTCCCGACAAGACCATTCTGCGGCTGCCGAAGGGTTCGCTGAAGGTCATCAACGCGAAGGCGAAGACCGCCGGCAAGTCGCAGGGTGAATTCCTGCGTGGCATCATGGCGCGCACCACCGGCATTGCGGCCTAACGGCTGTTGGGGTGTAGCCAAGCGGTAAGGCAACGGGTTTTGGTCCCGTCATCCCCGGTTCGAACCCGGGCGCCCCTGCCAACGGAACCCCGCTTCGGCGGGGTTTTACTTTGCCAATAGGCTGCCGACACCGCCCATGATGCCGCCAATACCCGAGCCCTTCGACGCGTTGGCGTTGGCTTGCTGCCCGTACAGGCCACCCATGGCGCGGGCGGTCTCTGCAAGCGAAATCGCCTGCGCACCGGCGGCTTTCTCGCCCAAGCTCTCTTGGCCGAACAGATTGCCGAACGACGCTTCGCGCTCGCCGAAGTCCTGCTTTTCGCCGGCAAGCATGGCTTGGTACTGTGACAGCAAATCTTTGTTGGCGATGCCTTCGGCAATCTCCGTCTGTGCGCGTTGATTGGCGCCGGACAGAAGACCGCCCCGAGCGCCCGCGGTCGCGTCCTGCGCCTTGCTGGCCACGTCTAGCGTGTACTGTGCGCCTTCGGACATGTTGAAGTCCTTGGCGAACTTTTCGAAATCGAGCGGGTTGCCTTCCTGATTGATGCGCCCGAGCCCGATGCTGTCCGAGCCGACGCTATCGCCGATAAGGGTGTCTTTGATACCGGGCATGACTTCGGTACCCGCGTTGCGGTATGGCTCAAGCAGGGCAACGCCTTCCTGCCCCAGCGCCGAAACCGCGTTCATCCCCTGCCCGAGCGTGTCCGAGGCCAGCCCGCCGCCGATAAGGCTGCCGACGCCCGAGAACAAACCGTCTAGCCCGTCTGCCATGTGGTTGACTTCCGTATACGTGTATGCTAGGCGACAAGATACCATGAATGCACCGAAACACCAAGCCGGCCGACGTCGTGGCCCCTCAGTCATCATTTCCGCGCGTGTGGAGCCGGAATTAGCTGCCCGGCTGGATTGGCTTGCGAGGAACGATGAAGTCACCGAAAACCGCACGCAAGCGCTCGCCGCGGGCATCCTCGCCTATGTCCAGCTCCGCGAGGAAGCTTGCCGAAAACTCGGTCTCACGCCGCCCACGTAAGCCACGGAAGACCGAGGAACGCGCCTTCCACATGAACGCGGTTCAATGGTTCCGCGCCGCATTCCCGCGCGTGCTCGCCTTCCACGTCCCGAACGGGGAGAAGCGGGACCGGCGGACGGCGGAGCTGTTGCAGCGAATGGGTGTGCTCCCGGGCGTCGGGGATTGGCTCATGTTCCCCGCCGGTGTCAAAATCTGTTTCGAGTTCAAGCGCAAGAAAGGCGGAGTGCAGGACGCCGACCAAGTGCGGTTCGAACGCATGTGGAAGCGTATCGGCGGCGTTTATCACGTCGTCAACAATCTGGAAGACTTCCAAGCGCTGTGCATTGGCTATTGCTTCGCCACCGAAGGACCGCCCGAGCCCACTGAGCCCGTGACGGTCCCGTGGGCTTAGACGATGCTATACCACGTGCCGCCGTACTTCGCGTAAATCTTGTTCGGGTTGCCGGAAGTGAGCGCGATATTGTCAACGTACAAATCGCCGCTGTTGCCGGTGCCGCCACCCGGTGCGCCGCTGCCGTTCAACACTTTGCCGCTACCCTGCAATGCAGCAATTTGCGAAGTGTGCGTGGCCACCGTGCTTTGCAGACTTGAAATCTGACTTGTGTGCGTTGACACTGTCCCGCTTAGGCCGGTGATGCTGGTACCTTGACCATTGACAGTTGTGTTTAAACTGCTAATGCTAGCGCTATTGGTTTGGGTGGTGTTCGAAACGTCGGCGAAGCCGTTAACCTGATTGCTGTCAATCCCGCCGTCGTTTCGGATGAAGGCGACAAGGTCATGTAACCAACGGTTAACCTCCGGTGTGTTAAGGAAGGCCGGCGGTGGGGGCATCTTGCGAAGCGGAGGCGTTGCCATGTACGTGCGACCCGGTGAAATTTTGTTCGATGGCGGAAATTACTACATCGTGGCGGAGATTGGAAGACATGGCCGGTTACAAGGCGCTTTTCGTTGGCGAACAGAAGGTGAAAAAGACCGACTGGAAGAACCGCGAGCACGCAGCGAAGTGTATTCTTCGCGACGGGCTGTCCGTGGTGACGGTGTACGAAACTGAAGACGGTAGGCATTACTTTGACAAGTCCGCCGAAATTGCTGCCTTGGTTGGTCCCGACGCCGCGGACAACATTCGAAAATTCGTGGAACGGCACTTGCCGGTGCGGCAAAGCTGAAATGGATGGAATGAAATGCAGACTTGGCGCGACGCACCGAACACGGGCGATGTTGTTATCTGTACCTTGGACAACGCCCGCGGTCGCATCGTCGGCGGGTACAGCGGAGGCCACCCGTTTACCTGCGTCGTCTGCTGGCACGATGTTGTTGACCCCGTGGTGTACCCCCTCCCCGTTCCCGAAACGATAAGGAAAGCGCTACCATGGGAGTAGTCTTTCAGGCCGCCGGCTACACGCTCCGCCACGTTGAGCAAGACGACGCGCCGCAAATTTTCGAGCGCTTCACAAGCAACGCCAAAACCATGCGGTACCTGCCTATCAAGGTGCATACCGAGCTATCGGAAACCCAAGCGTTAGTGGAGACGTGGCGCCGTCTGCACGACACCGGCGCCGGCCTTATGTGCGCGTTGGTGGACGACGAACGCCCCGGGTGGGTTGTCGGGATTATCGGGCTTGGGCGCTTTGAAGGCAGCGTGGCTGTGTCGCTGCGCATCCACCGCGACGGAGCCGGCGCCGGTCGCGAGTTCTGCCCGCAGCTTGTGCATTGGTTACTTGCGTTCCCCGAGTGCTATCGGGTATGGGCGTATACCGATATTGATAACCACGGGGTGGCCAACTTGCTCACGAAGATGGGTGCCAAGCGTGAGGGGACCGCCCGGCGCTACACGGTGCACCCGAACATTTCGCCCGAGCCCCGCGACTGCCATATTTGGAGCATCGTGAAGTGAGCCGGAAATCTATCACTTACGTTATGGGGCTGATGCAATGCGCGCTATGGTGCGCCGAAGCGCATGCCCTGATACAAGCTTCCTTGGACACGAAGCTTCCGACGTGGCGCCGTGACGGCATGCGCGCGAACGCGCGGCGCTTCGCCGACGATGCTAACAAGGTTTCAACACAGCTTTTTGGCCGGAATGCTTCCGACCTAATTTGAGGGGTACCATGCAAACTTATCTCGCCGTCCTCATGACGATATCGGGCGTTATCGGCTTCGGCATCATTGCCAACGCTGGCGATGAATACGACTACAAAGCCGGCGTCACCGCGCTCAAGATTGCGTCGGCTTTGCTCGCCGGTGTCGTTGCCCTTGCCGTTCGCGGCTAGTTGCCACCGGTCACGTCCCCAAAGAACTCGTCAAACTCAAACGGCGCCGTCGTCCCGGTGTAGCGCAAGCGCACTTGGCGGCGGCGGCTGGACCCGAGTTGCCGGGCGATCGCGCGTTGCACGCCGGGCGTCCCGAACGTGATAAGCCGCGTTCCCTTCACCGTCTGAAACCCGTCTTCCGACCAATCGAGCGTGAACGCGCCGGCCGACTTGCCGAGCGACGATGTCACGACGATGTTGTCAATCACGTGCCGCGCCATGCCCTGCCCAATCCACGGGGTAACGACTTCGCGCGCCAAGACGCCCGCCGGTTCGCTGGCGGTCCCGATATCGAGCTTGCACACGTGGCCGCTATCAAGCCCCACGTACACCAAGCCGCCGGCATACTCCACCGCACAGCGTCGCGCGCTATCGGTGCGACCGGGTGACTGCACGAAATTCCAAATCTTCGTTGACAGCGCCATTTCCAGCGTCCACGCCCCTTCGCGCGTGAGCACGTAGAATTCATCACCACCTTGCGCGTAGGCGTAGGCCGTGAGCTGCGAAAGCTGCCCGGCGTTGGACAGGCGTTGCAACTCAAGGTCCAACCACGTCGGGGATACCGGCTGCCCTGTCTGCGCATAGCCAAGCCACACGCGATTGTCGGTGCCCACCCACAGCAACTTGCCATGGATGCCGGCGAGCGTGCGACGGTTGGCGAGCCCGCTTTCGATCAAGCTATTCGTAAACGGCACGAACGGAAAATCCGCGGTGCCGCCGGCATCGTAAAACTGTTCGATTGACTTCTCGCCGAACGCCCAAAAATTGCGGTTGGTGTGATGCAGGTCAATCAGGGCGTCGGAACGGGCTTCCTTCGCCGCGTAGGAGTTGGCGCCCACCGTGGCCGGGGCCAGCGGTGACGACGAAAACATGCGCAGCGATTGCGCTACGGCGAACACGTCGGAAGCCCCGCCCCAAACCGTGCGGTTGTCCAGCTCGCACACCGCGGACGGGTCGAAGTTGATGGACGTCGCGAAACCCGCGTTAACAACGCCGGTCGTCAGCTTCGCGGTGTACGCTGTACCCTTGCCGTTGTGCGCCGACGCGTCTTTGTTGGACGCAATCGCTAGCGCGGTGATATCCTCCGCCATGCGGATGACGGGAATGGTAGCGTCAACGGCCACGGTCCCGCGTTTGACCGGGGTAGCGGTCTCCACGCCCGAGTAGATGTCGCCGTTTGCATGCCCGCTCCATAGCGTGTTGAGCGCGCGGCACAGGACGATGCACGAAGACGCGGTGGGCTGCGAAACCTGCGTAAGTCCCGGCGTGCCGACAAGCCGCAATTTCGACGGCTTGCCTTCGCCGGACTGGCGCAGCACTACGCGCACATTCGTCAGCTTCGCGGCGCCAGTGTCGAAAGACGACGGGTCGGCGAAGCTGCCGAGAATGTTAAACGGTTCCGTCGTGTCGCTCATGATCGCACCATGCGCAGCCACATTTGACCCTTGGCCCAATCCGACCACCGCGCGTGCACGCGCTCGCTATCGGCGAGCACCGTGGCGACGTCGGCCGCCTTGCGCCCGTAGGCGCTGAAGATGCGCCGCCCGAGCAATAGCGCGGCGTCGTGGGTGCCTTCCGGCGGCATCCCCACCACGTCGCTGCCGTCCGGTTTCGTGAGCGCTGGCACGCGCC